TAACCATCTCTACCTGTTACTGATTCGTGTCCTAAACGAACCCATTCCATTACGGTTTGTGAACCTGCAGGAGTAATTGCTTCAAATAGTGTAAAAGTAACTGTATTCCAAATGGTTTTTCCTTTTACATAACGTTGAACGTTAATATGGTTAAGGGCAACTGCTGTTTGAGATAATGAAATTGCAGACATTCCTTTTACCAAATATGATGGGATACCATCCATATAAAGTATAAAGCGGTTTGTTAGTCTAGGTTCAAACGCTGTGTAGAAAATTTCGTTCGGATTTAAAATTGCCATTTTGTTTTTATTTTAATTTTGTTTTATTATAAATATTCCGTCTTTAAGTTCTTATGCTGGGAATTCTGCTCCAGTTGGTAATAAGATAAAATCTAGAGAAATAAATTCAGCTGTGCGTGTTGGTTGAACATAAATTTGTCCAATTAATTGATTTTGATCTATTACTGCTGGTCCATTATTTGAATCATCCATTACTACTTTAAACGCGTATAAACCTTGTTTTTGTTGGATAATTTGTAAATATGGAGTAACTTGAGCAATAAATGAATTTCTAGTAGCATTAGTATTTTGTTCGAATACAATAGTATCTGCAATTTGGCGGATATAGCTTTTTAACTCAATCATCAAACGTCTAACATTTACTCTATCTAAAGCAGATGCTTCTTTTTGTAATGTTTTCTGTCCAAATACTACTACACCTTGTTTAGGTAATGTAGCTAATGGGTTAACATTGTTATCGTATAATGTATCTTTATTTGCTTGAGATAGTTTATATTGTGCTTGTAATACTGTGTTTAATCCACCTCTGTTAATACCTGCTGGGGCAAACCAAGGAGCAGCTACTTTATCGTTGAATGCATATACACCTGGTATTACAGTTGAAGCTGGAACCCATACGTGTTTTCCTGTTGCTGGATCAATAATACGAACCCAAGGCCAATATGTTGCGGCATATGAAGTATCTCTTGATTGTGCTTGTGTAGTTGCATCTGTTACTGTACTATTGTAGCTAACTAAATCCATTACATATAAATTATCTCCTCTTGAAGTTGTATTTGTAATAATGTTAGTAACTTGAGCTGTATGAGTATCATCTAACAATCCAGGAGTAAATAATACATTAAATTGATATGCGTCTTGATTTCCAAGCAATGCAATCATATCGTTATAATCACTACCTGCTAAACCTTGTGTGTTTGTTGAAATAGCATCATATAAATTAATTGTTGAGTTTAATGTTCCTGTAGCACCACTAAATGAACCACTTCCATTTAATGGAATAGATGCAGTATAAGCTGATACTGGTTGGCCGTTTCCATCAAGATAATTTGGAGTTAAATAATTAAGAGTTCCAACACGAATATATCTTGAATTATTTGGATATGTACCTGACAATTCCATTTGGTTTGTAGTAGAATTGTAAGTAAGTGTTTGGTCACCTATTACTTTACTAATAAATCTTGGTGAATTAGGATCTAAATTAACTCCATTAAATGATTCAAGAATAACTTTATTTACATTATTATCGTTTCCTCTTCTAACTAATACGTTAAATGTACCTGATCCTGTATTTGAGTTAGTAATTTCCCATCTTACATTATCTGCTGAACCTGAAACTAAAGCACCTGATGTTTCAGATCCTGAATTATTCATGATAATTCCTTCAGAAATTGTTTTTAAAGTAAAAGAATTTGCTGATACGTTTGCAGTACCACCAGCTAATGTAGCAACTAATGTACCTATACCACCAGAAAAAGCATCTTTATAAATCCTTACACCATTTAAAGAATTTCCAGCATTAATTGCAGATAAAGTAAATACATCTGTTCCTGAGTTATATGAAGCTGTTAATCCTACACCAGGAAAATCAGTTGCTGAGTTATTAATTGTAGATACAATAACAGCCATGTAGTTATCTGTGTTATCGTTAGTAGTGGCACCACTAGAAGAATAATATGTATCTGCAAGATTATTAAAGAAATTATTCGAATAATTGTTAGGAACAACATAATAATCATTTACTCCAGGGATTTCTATTCTTATACCTATCCAAGATCCTGTTGCAGATCCGGTAATAGATAAAGAAGCATTAAATGACGCTGAAGCTACCGCTCCTGGGGTTTGGGTCAAACCATTAGGTACAGTAGTACTTGTTGCTGTTGTATAAGATCCAGATGCAACACGAGCTACCAATAATGAAGTACCTCCGTAATTAAAATAATTGTAAGCAGCAATTGAAGTTAAATAAGAATATGAATTTCCTCCACTGATAAAAGTATCTCCAAATATTGAATTGAAATCAGAATATGAAGTTACTAATGTTGGTGTTTCTACAGGACCTTTTACTGTTGGGCCTATAATAGCTGCACCTGCTTGTACAGGTTGGCCGGTTAAAAACGTGTTATCTATTTCACTAATTGCTACTCCAGGGGAAACTGTAAATTTTGCCATTTTATTTTTTTATTATAAATATTAAATTTCTTTTTAAAATCCAGATTAAGCTGGGAATGTTGCACCAGTAGGTAAGATATTAAAGTCTAATATAATAAATTCTACGGTTCTAGTAGGTTGTAAATAGATTTGGCCTATTAATTGATTATTATCTATTGTAGTTGGAGTGTTATTTGACTCGTCCATTACTACTCTAAATGCTGTTAAACCTTGTCTTTGTTGAACGGATGCTAAATATGGATTGACTTGGGCTAAGAAATTATTTCTTGTTGTTACGGTGTTTTGTTCGAATACTAAAGTATCTGCTACTTGTGAAATATAGTTTTTTAATTCAATAAGTAATCTTCTTACATTAACGCGATCAAGTGCACTTTTCTTTTTCTGTAATGTTTTTTGTCCAAATACTACAACACCTACGTTAGGAAATGTTGCAATTGAATTAACATTACTTTCGTAAAGTAAATCTCTATTTCCTTGAGTTAAGTTACGTTCTGCTCTTAAAACAGTAGACATTACTCCACGATTAATTCCAGCAGGAGCAAACCAAGGTTCTGCTGCATTGTCATTAAATGCATATACTCCAGGAATCATAGTTGAGGCAGGTACCCAAACTTGGCGTCCTGAATCTGGATCAATTGTTTGAACCCAAGGCCAATAAGCAGCAGCATATGAAGTATCATATGTTAGAGCATTTGTTGTTACAGGAATGATTGGGGAATTATATCCTACTAAATCTAATATAGTCATTGAATCTCCTCTACCTTGTACTACATTTAATAGTTGTGTTGTAACAGAAACATGAGCAGGGTAATTAGTTCCGTCTGCAATTAAACCAGGTGCTGTAATTAAATTATATTTGTAAGCATCTCTATTTGCTAGTAAAGAAATAGATTCTACATAAGCAGCAGCTGAGAGACCTTGAATATTTGTATTTGAAATATTTTCGTAATATGCGCCTGCTACTCCAGTTGGAAGATTTTTTCCTTGAGCTCCATTAAATACACCTAAAGATGATGTAGGTAAAGAACCTGTAAATTGTGATTTTGGATTTCCTGTGTTATCAAAATAATTTGGGGTAGTTAAATTTACTTGTTTAACACGAACATATCTAGATTGGTTTCTATATTCACCACTTAATTGAACGTAATATTCTCCATTATCTTGTTGAACAGATTCAACTTGATTTCCAATTACTCTTTCAATATAATTTGAAGAAAATGGATCTAGTGAAAGATTTGACCATGTTTCTAAAATTGAAGGTGAATTTGTTGAATCATTCCCTTGACGAATAAGTAAAGTAAATGTTCCATTATTTACATTTGGTGAAACAATTTGCCATCTTAAATTATCTGCTGTTCCATTTTGTAAAGTTCCATCTGCATATAAAGAACCTGAACTGTTCATCATCTCACCTTCAGATAAAGTTTCTAGAACAAATACTTCTGAATTTGAACCTCCAGAAAAATATGTTGTAGTACTTCCAGAAACAATATATTGTGAATTTCCAACTAAACCATTTGAACCAATATATGTAAATGTTATATTTGGTGAAGAGGCACTTGAAGAAATATACTGTAAAGAGCCACTATATGATGTTGCAGAACTGCTAACATTAAATATAGTAGATGAAGACACAGCATAACTTGCTAAGGTTGAATTAGCAAATGAAGCTGTATTAACATACATAATTGTTGAAGTATTAGCTACAGTAGATCCTGTAAAATAAAATGTAATTCCATTTACATCAAATGAACTTGAACCTACAGCAGCAACACTAGCAGAGACATATGTTAAATTTAAAGTAACAGAAGCTGATGTAGCTGCTACAGATGATGGGATAACCGAAGATGTTGCAGGAGAAAATGTTCCGCTTACTACTCGAGTTACAAGTAATGTATTACCACCATTATTAAAATAGTTGTAAGCTGAAATTGATGTTAAATATGAGTAGGTTTGACTTCCACTTAAAAATGTAGAACCAAATTTATTTAAATAATCACTGTATGTTGTACATAATACAGGAATTCCTACTTTACCTTTAACTGTTGGACCAATAATAGCAGCACCTGCTTGTATAGGGCCTTCTGTAATGAATGATTGATCGTTTTCTATTGCTAGTACACCAGGTGAGACAATTGTTTCTGCCATTTGATATAAATTATTTTATTATAAATATGGTGTAATCTATTCTAGATTAACCTACTTTAGTAATTTCACCAGTTTCTGGGTTGACACTAGATTTTCCATATTTTTCAAATACGGATTGGGTAAAATTTTGTTCTTGTTGGGAGAGATCAGATAAAAATTGTTTTGCGTTATTGTAACGATTTTCAATTTGAATTTTGATCATTTCAATTTCACCTAACTCTAATACTATAGTTTGAGTTTGTTGTTGAATGTTTTTTAATGTTTGTAACTCTTCTTC